TTAGTGACGGCGGGAGTAAGAGTGGGGGCGAACGGGGCGCGCCGCCCCGCGGGGGAGAACGAGAGGGGGGGCAGGGGGGGGCGCGGCGGGGGGGGGGGGGGGGGGGAGCGTCGGGCGGCCGCCCGCCACTTAAAGGACCTGAAGCGGCAAAAGACGAAAGGCTTCCCGTATTACTTCGACCCGGACAAAGCCGCGGAGGTCATCGAGTTCGGCGAGACGCTGACTCTCACCGAAGGCTACGAGCGGCAGCCGGTGCGGTTGTTCGGCTTTCAGGACTTCATTTTCGGATCTCTTTACGGATGGCGGAACGCCGAAGGATACAGGCGGTTCCGCCTTTCGTATATCGAGATGGCCCGCCAGAACGGAAAGGGGTTTGTAAACGGCGTCAACGCCTGCTATATCGGCAACTTCGGCGGATACAACGAAGGCCAGCTGTACCTGACGGCGACGAAAAAGAAGCAGGCGCGGATCGTTTTCGACGAGACGGCCCGGTTTATTAATGCGGATCCGGATCTCGCCGAGCTTTATGAGATCAAGGATTACCTGTCCGAGATCGAATGCAAGCTGACGAACTCGAAAATCTTGGCCCTGTCGAAAGACGTGGACAGCATCGACGGCTTTCGGCCGATCTTCGGGAGCGTGGACGAGTATCACGCGCACCGGACGAACCAGATGTTAAAGCTCTTGGAAGGCGGCACCGGAAAGCTGCCCGAGACGCTGATCAGCGTCATCACGACCGCGGGATTCGACCTGAACAGCCCGTGCTATGAACAGCACCGGATCGCCGAACAGATCCTGCGCGGGACCTTCGCGAAGGAAACCGAGTTCGCGATGATCTTCTCTCCGGACCCGAAGGACGACGTCTGGGACGCGAGAAACTGGGCGAAAGCCAATCCTTTAATCTGCGCGTCCCCGGGCGGAACGGAGTGGATGAAGGACGTCGCAAAGACGGCGAAACGCACGGGCGGAGCCGAACTGCGCGACTTTTTGACCAAGCGCCTGAACGTCTGGGTATTGGGCGGAGAGAACAAACTCGCGGACGCCGAGAAAATCCGAAAATGCGGAAGCGCTAGGACGCTTGAAGCTTTCCGTGGATACTCGTGCAACATCGGGCTCGACCTTTCGAGCGGTGGCGACCTGACCACGGCGGACATCGAAATCGAATTCAAACAGGATGACAGGCGGAAGTTCTACTTGTGGTCCCATTCCTTCATGCCGCGGGCGCGGCTGGTCGAGCACGTCAGGACGGACGACGCGCCCTACGACATGTGGGAAAAAGAAGGACTGATCACCGTCACCGGCGGCGAGGGCGACTATAAAAACGACTACGGTTTTATCATCAAAACCCTGCGGGAAACCGTTGAAAAGTACGAGCTCAAACCCCAGGGGATCGGATACGACCCCCACAACGCCGACGGATTTTTGGCGGAGCTGGATACGTTCGGATGCCCGCTGATCCCGATCACGCAGTCCGCGCGCTTTTTGAACGACGCGACGGTGGACTTCCAGCTCATGATCGAGCAGAACGACATCGAGTACGACCAGAAAAACGACCTGCTCCGGTGGTCCCTCGTGAACGCCAACATCGTGAAAAACAGCTTCGGCGAGATCAAGGTGGACAAGGAGCCGGGCAGGCGCGCCCGGAGAATCGACCCGGTTGACGCGGCGATCGACGCGCACGTACTTTCCATGAAGCCGAGAAAAACCGTCGACCTGAACGAGAGCATGAATAATTACTTTAAGATGATGGGGTGGTGATACATTGGGCACTTTCAAATCCGCGTGGCTTCGGGCCCGCGGTCTTTTTACGAAGAAAACCGCCACATCTTTGGACACCTGGCACGAGCTGGCCGAATGGCTGGGCATCGGAGACGTGCCGAAAAAGTCCCTTTCGGAGGCGACCTACTTCGCATGCATGAAGGTCCTGAGCGAGAGCATCGGGAAAATGCCGCTGAAGCTGCAGCAGCACGTGCCAGATGTCGGTGTGGTCAAACGGTACGACCATCCGCTTTACCACATCGTGGGCACGCGGCCGAACCCGTATATGACGGCGACGCACTTCTGGTCGACGGTAGAGCATAACCGGAACCACCACGGCAACGCCTACGTGTGGATCACCGGCGCGGGGACGGGCGTGAAGCTCTGGCTTCTGCCGTCCGAAAAGGTGCAAGTCTGGGTCGACGACCAGGAAATCTGGGGCGTTCAGAACGCCGTCTGGTACCTGTACAGCGGCAGCGCCGGGGTTATAAAAATCCCGCATGACAGCATGCTGCACTTTCGGACCTCCGAATCGTCCGATGGCATCCTTGGAAAGCCGGTTCGGAAGATTCTTGAAGATACGATCAAGGGGAATCTCTCGGCACAGCGTATGCTGAACCGGGCGTATGACAGCGGTTTTTCCGGCAAGGCGGTGCTTCAGTATACCGGGGATCTCTCCCCGGAAAATGAAAAAAAGTATGCGAAAAAGATCGAGGACTTTATCCAAGGAACGGAGTTAAAAACCGTGATTCCCGTGAGCTTCGGAACCCAGCTCACGCCGGTGAACACCAAGCTTGCGGACAATGAATTCCTGGGCTTGAAAAAGTACTCCGCGCTGCAGATCGCCGCGGCGTTCGGCATCAAGCCGAACCAGATCAACGACTACGAAAAGGCCAGCTACGCGTCGGCGGAAGCCCAGCAGCTGGCATTTTATGTGGACACCCTGCTTTACATCCTGAAGCAGTACGAGGAGGAGATCTCCGAGAAACTGCTCACGCAGGAGGAGCGCGCGGCCGGCTGTTATTTCAAGTTCAACGTGAACGCGATTTTAAGGGCCGACCAGAAGACCCAGCTCGAAAGCCTGCGTACGGCGACACAGGCAGGAATCTATACGCCGAACGAAGCGCGCGAATATCTCGACAAGGAAGGAAAACCGGGCGGCGACAAGCTGCTGGTGAACGGCAGCATGGTCCCGGTCGAGATGGCTGGAGCCGCTTACACAAGAGGAGGTGCACAGGGAAATTGAACGAGACGATCAGAAAATCGGCGCAGATCAGCGGCGCAGAGGTTACCGAAGCAGACCTGAAGCTTATCAACAAACTTTCCATCCGGCCGCTGACGGCCGAGGAGGTCTTTGTCTTCCGCGTCGCCATGTGCGACAACGAGGTGGACCGGGACTTTGAAGTCTTCCCGACGTCCGCCCTGAAGGGCCTGGCCAAGCTGTACAAAGGCAAGACCGTTATCGCCAACCACATGTGGAAGAGCGAGAACCAGGTGGCCCGGATCTTCGAGACGGAGGTCGTGCCGGATGACGCGCGCCAGACCCAGAACGGGGAAACCTACGCCCAGCTCGTGGCACGGTGCTACATGCTGCGCACAGATACCAATAAGGACCTGATCGCGGAGATCGAGGCGGGCATCAAGAAAGAGGTGTCCGTCGGATGCGCGATGCAGTCGGCGGTCTGCTCCATCTGCGGCATGGATAACCGTAAGACGTGGTGCCAGCACTACAACGGCAAGGAGTACGACGGGAAGCTCTGCTACTTCAAGCTCGAAGGGGCGCGGGACGCTTACGAGCTGTCCTTCGTGGCCGTCCCGGCCCAGCGCGAAGCCGGGATCATCAAGGCGTACGGCGCGGAGAAACCGAAGGAACCGCCGGCCCCAAACCCGGACGAAGCCCGGGAAAAATCCAAAGCGGAAGCGGACGTCAAGATCAGACTTGCGGACGCTTTTTTGTTTGCCAAGAAAAACAGAAATACGGAGGTAACAGAAGAATGAACAAGGAAATGCGCGACATCCTGGCCGAGATCGAAGCCAAGACCGGCGAGGCGAAGAAGGCTTTTGCGGCCGGAGAGACCGAGAAAGCCTCCGGCTTCATGACGGAAGTGGACGAGCTCCAGAAAAAGTACGAGACGGCGGAGAAGATCTTCATCGCCGAGCAGAAGTTCGCCGGAAACCCGGGTACCAGCAAGCCCGCCGGAGAACCGAACAGCGAGAAGGCGTTTGCCAACGCCGCCCGCCACCGGTTTAAGACCATGGACGAAAGCACGTCCGGCGATCCGTCCGCGGGCGCCTATACCGTGCCCCAGGACATCCAGACCCGGATCAACACTTTCCGCGACGCGAAGTTCAGCCTGCGCAGTCTCGTCCGGGTGGAGCCCGTGAAGACGCTGACCGGCAGCAGGATCTTCCAGGTTAAGACCGCCCAGTCCGCCTGGGGCGTCGTCGGCGAAGGCGCGGCCGCCGGCGTCAAGGCCACGCCGACCTTCACCCGGAAGACCTACAGCATCAAGAAATACGGCGGCATCTTCCCGGTGACCAACGAACTGCTGGCGGACTCCGACGCGGCCATCACCCAGACGATCGTCGAGTGGATCGGCGACGGCTCCCGCGTTACAGGCAACGGCCTGATTCTCGCCGCCGTCGCCACGAAGGCCCAGACCAACCTGACCAACCTGAACGGCATCAAGTCCGCTCTGATCAAGACGCTGGGTCAGGCGTATATGTCCTCGTCCGCGATCGTCACCAACGACGACGGGCTTTTATACCTTGATACCCTGGAAGACGGCGTTGGCCGGCCCGCGCTGAAGCTCGACCCGTCGAACCCTTTAAACATGTGGCTCGCGGTCGGCTCCATCCGGATTCCGATCAAGGTCCTTCCGAACGCCGACCTGGCGACTTCCAACAGCAAGGTACCCTTCATCATAGGCGACCTGATGGAAGCCATCTGGTTCTTCGACCGGAATCAGACCACCATCAAGATGAGCGACACGGCCGTCGTGGGCGCGGGAACCGAAAGCGAGATCAACGCCTTCGAGGACGATGTTTCCCTGTTCCGCGCACTGGAGCGCGAGGACGTAAGCGTCCGCGACGCGAGCGCTTTCGTCAACGGCTACATCACCGTCTCGTAAGGAGGAACCATGAACACCACAAAAAACTACAGCACGGACGGCGGGGACAAGGCGGTCGTCGGGGGCGCTCTCGAAGTCGAGTCCGGAGGCGCTCTTGCGGTCAAATCAGGCGGTACGCTTGAGGTGCAGTCCGGCGGG